CACGGCTCGCCTTTATAGGTTAAGTTAAGACCCTCGACTTTATAAGGATATGTACCGTCTCCTTTAATACCAGTACCAAACTCGACATAAGGGGCGTACTCTAAATTAGTGTATACTCGACCCTCGATTTTAGTATCGCGGTCTTTAACACTCACTTTGATACTACCCTTTAGTCCACTACCTCCGCCTTTACCAGTTGGGGCTAGTTCTTTAGCTTGACCTTGTACCAGTAACACAGCCTTATTGACTGTATCCTTGACCTCCATATTTGCGATATTATTTAATTTTTTAGTAAGACTATCTACGCCTTTAATAGTTATTGACGCCATTTTGTAGCTACGATAAGGATATGACTATCACTTGGTAGTATATCAGTAACGTTATATACCTCGTCGTTAAACTTAATTAAGTCATTATGTTTAAGTAAGTGGTAATTAGTAGTTATTGATATATCCACGTTATAGTCTAGTCCGTACTCCTCTTGTATTTGTTTACAGTTACTAACGTTAACATTACCTTTAAACGTATCTTTAACAGCGTGTCCTTTATAGATAACCCCGCCCTCAGCGTCAGTAATTATATTATTTACCAACACCTCAACAGTTTTATCGTAAAAAGTCCTAGCTATTTTATTTATCATTGTTTTTGGGATATACAACGTTTACCCTCCTATATCTACGTAACAAACTCTCAAACCCAGTAAATAACTCGTTATCACTTGCGGTATTAAAGTAGTTTGTTATCTCATTGGAGTAGCTAATAGACTGTCCGTTATCGCTAACACTCGTAACAACTTGGTCTACAGCCGTATTGTCCTCGCTAGATAACTCTATATTTTTAAGACAACGCTTTAACCCGTTATTTACTATATTAGCCAATATACGCTCCAATTTAGTAGGTATAGACTCGCTATTTAGGTAAAGCTGTACTCTATCACTAACCTCGTCGATAACAAAACCGATAAGGTCTTTGTTAGACTCCTCGATTTTATCTACCATAGGGTTAATTATTTTTAAGTATTTCTTTATATTAGCGATTTGTTTTTCGTCCATTATTAACACCTCCTCGTAGTAGTAGACTGTTTACTATTCAGTTTCAGCGTTTGCGATAAGTTCTAAAAGTTCAGCTTTAGTAACTTTGGCTTTATATTCAATACCCATAGCGTCAGCCTTTTCTTTTAGTTCTTTTAAAGTAGGCTCATTATCTTTAGCTCCTACTAACTCGTAAACCTCGTTATACTTTTCGTATTGTTCGATTAGTTTTTCGTTTGTTACAACCTCAACTAACCCAGTATTTTTATTTAAAAACTTTTTCATATTTGCACCTTTTCCTTTTCTATATTTAATTTTAAATTTTTATAGGACGAAAAAGTTAATATTTTCGTCCTATAGATTATTTACGCCTCGATTATTCAGCGTATTTAATTAAGTCTGGCATTACAGCCTTAGTACCTTTAGAGAAAAATAACTCTAAAGCGATATCGTTAGATAGTGGTATTTTTTCAGCGTCATACTCGTCAGTAGTAACTAATTGAGCTACAGCTCCGTCTATCATACATACCATTGACTTAGTTTGTCTATGGTTAGAGAAAATTTTAACTCCGTGGAAATAGTTATCAGTTAAACCAGTTAAACTATTTGGTACTGAGTCGATATAGTTTAATAAGCTAGAGTAGATATTAGGTTTAACAGTTAAAACTAACATATCTCTATCTACACCGTCTACCCAGTCATTTACAGTAGTTTCTACTGAGTTTACTAACTCCTCGATTTTTCCTTGGATATCAGTAGCTGTTAACTCAACTTTAGTACCCTCTTTTTCAGCACAAGCAAAAAATTCAGTATCTAAGTAAGCTGACATTCTCTTAATATGGTTAGCTTTTCTTTTTTCAGCCATACCAACTAAACCAAACAACTTGATATCTTTTTTAGCGATTTCCTCTACGATTTCTTTATCAGTATCAACTGATACAGTTACTTTACCAGTATTTTTAAGTGAGTCTCCTTTTTTACCAGTTCTAGCTGTACCTAAATCGTTGATAGTTGCGTTTTTAAATCTATCGATTTCTACAGTACCAGTAGTTGGGTCTCCACTATAATTTTTATTTTTGATTTGTTCACTTATTGACTCTTTTTGTACGCCCTCAATAACACCAGCGTAGCTTTCAGCTAATTTATCTTTATCACTATCATTTATTAAAATATTTAACGCGTCTATTCTTGCCATATATACATCACTCCTTTTTTAATTTTTCTATTTTTTTCTTAGCAAGTTTAAAAAGCTGACATAACCTTTTTAGGCTTGTCAGTATTACTATTATTACTAGAAAAGTCTTTAGGTGGCTGTCCTTTAAGTTTATCAGTTACTCCAGTCTCTACTGATTTACTATAAGTTTTGGCTAGTTTTTCTATATTATCCTTTGTTTTAGATAAGTCTAAATCTACAACAAAATCGACCAAGTCGATAGGGATATTTTTTTGACTAAGCATTTCTTGAGCCTCTATACGTCTCTCTCTTAACGTGATAGCATTTTCACGCTCTCTAAGTTCCGCCTCTCTCTTTGTCTTAGCCTCTCTATCTTTTTCCTCTTGCGTTAATTTAGCTTGACGCTCGTACTCAGCTATCGCGTTGGCTGTAGCTTGTTTAATAAGCTCCTCAGTTTTAGCTTTTTCCTCGCCTCTAATTTTACCAGCTAAATTATCCATATCAGCTTGAGTAAAAGATTTACCAGCTTTATTGTCCTCGTTTGTAGGTACGTTAGCTGTAGCTGTACCTTGAGTAGTAGTTTGTTTGTTATCCTCCATAAGATAACCTCCTCTCTATCCGTTTTACGCCCGTCGGCTAGATTTGTATAAAAATAAGACGTAAATACTGTAATATTTGCGTCTTAGATTTATCATTATTAAGTTAATAGCTCCTAAACCTCACATAAGCTATCGTGTACCGCCCCGTTTAATTATTTTAACTATAATTTATGAGATATTTAACCGTTTACCTTTTTGGAGGGTCAAGAAAAACACATTTTTAAGACCAAACGGCGGTATTTCCATAATGAGCTAGTCCCACATACCAGCTGGGTACAGCTCTAAAATATCATAAAAATTAGGTATATCAGCTATTGGTATACCATTTTTTAGGTCAGTTAGTACTTTTATCTTTAAATCTAGCATTTTATCGCTCTCTAAATCTAAAAACTCTAACATAGGCTCGTATATTTCACTCAGTAAAGCCATAATTTTAACTTTTTTATCCTCGTTACTCATATACACACCTCCTATAACATACTATCCAGTAAAGCCTCTAGCTCTTGTACTAGAGCTGGTTTATCGGCTTTTAACATTTCGATAAGGTCGGGTCTAGTCATACTTAACGCTCCGTAGTTTGCTAGTATTTCTCTTACTTGGCTATCTACACCACCACGTCTAAAGTATTTACGACCGTGTCCGTATTTGACTACGCCCGTGTCTCTAAAGTATCCACCACTTAAACTGTCGTAAATATCTTGTAGATTATTGACTCCGCCACCCATAAGGTTACGCTCCTCGTAGTCTATCATATCTTTTATCTTACTACGGGCTTTACTCCAAGCACTCGTATAGCTACGATAACTTTTGTACTTACCCTCGTCCCATTTCTTATTGATTTCGTCAAAAAGATAGTGGTACTCTTTTGATATCCTAGTATTGATATCTTTACATTGTTTATTAAAGTCCTCAAACAGTCTAGTAATATCCGCTCCTACCTTGTTATCGTCATTACGTACAACTTTTTTAAGGCTCTCGCTCATATTACTTAAAAATTTACCGTTATCGGCTTTATAATAATCTATCGCGTGCCAGTTTTCGTGTAGTACCGTTTGGATACTACCAACTGGGTTATCTTTGTTGGTTATTCTAGGTATTACAACATCATTAGTATATAAATCTCTAGTAAATGACCCTTTACCCTCTTTATATTTAGTAAAGGCTTGTTTAGTGATGTTAGTATTACCATTACCTATATCTTTTATAGAGTTACTAAACACTTTACTAGCTTTACTGTTAGAGTAGCCGTTTTTATTTAACCAGTCGGTTAATAACTTAGCCTCCTCGTCAGCGTTTCCTTTGTAGTCTTTAAACCACGCTGGTAAGTTTTCAGTCTTAAACACATCTTTAGTAGCCTCTTTAACGCTATCTTTAACCACATCTCCGCTAGTAACGTCTACTTTTACGTAGATATTACCGTCTTTGGCTGTGATTTCTTTGACTTTAAAGATTTGATTACGTGCTAACAGCGTCTCTTTTTGCGGGTCGTCCGCGATATCTAAAAAGTCTAAATCAACACCTTTAACAGTATCGTCTAGGTTAAGCTCCAATACGATAGGTTTATTACTACCAGTAAAGCCTCCCCAGTCTCTAGCTATCTCATAATCTTTAGTAGTACTAACATATCCTAGGTCTTTAAACTCTTTAACTTGTTTACTCATTAGGTTATTATACCTATTAGTCTCATAAGTACCTTTAGCTCCATAGTTAAGGTATCCTCGTAAGTCCTCATACTCAAACTCGTTGATATCCTTAAATATTACGCTAGCGTCTACTGACCTATATAGCCTTTGTTTTTCTAGTGGTCTATCCGTAGCGTGGTCTAAATCTTTTATAAACTCCATATCTTTATCGTTAAGTATTATATCTTTATTAACACCACGTAACGCATTACTAACATACATACCCTCGCCACTTACATAGTACTCTAGGGCTTGTTTATCCCTATCAGTAAGCGGTTTAACCTCAATTTTAACGCTCTTAGACGTATCGACAACTGGTTTAGCGGGTAATTGTCCGCCTCGTTTCGTTTTAGAGTCCTCTAAACCTTTACTTTTAGCCCACTCTTTGTAGCTCATATTGTTTATAAGCTCAGTTTTACCCGTTTTTGGGTCTCTAGCTCTACGCTGTAGGCTTTTCTCAGCCTCCTCGCCAAGATATCCCCTCGTAGTTGACCTACAGTTAGGGTGTAGCGGTGGGAAATTGACACCGACTTTTTTATCTTTGTAGTCTAGTACCTTATTATCGTAACTTTGACACATTGGACTCGTACGACTATCCAGTACAGCCACAAAAACGTATTTATCGATACCCATTTCCTCGTATGCTAGAGCGTCA